GGCGTACTGACATCGTTCTGCCGTTTATCCGTGAACGTCCTAAGAAGTCGCAGACTGTGTGGAAGACGGGCTCCGTCGTTGAGGTCGTCGCCGGGTCGGAGAACGCGGTCAGCGGGCCGCATCCCGCCAAGGCCCATGCAGACGAGATAGACATGATGGACGAGCCGGTGTGGAACCAGTCGCGCGGCATGGCTGTCACCAATCGCGCCAAGGGTCCACTGCCCTCGTGGATGGAGCGCTTCGGCGGAGCGATCCCACCGCAGGACATCGCCACCAGCACACGCAACTCCACCAAGGGCCGCATGCAGGAGTTGCTTGACGAGATCGAGCAGGATCTCAAGAATGGTGACATCCCTCAGTTCGAGCTGTATCCCTGGTGCATTTGGGAGACGGTGCAGGAGGTTCCAAACTGCCGCTGTGTGAAGGCGAGAGAGCGCAAGAAGCGGCTACGTGAGCTTGAGCTGGACCCGGAGTCCCTGTGCGAATGCAATCGTGTGGTCAAGGGGCGCCTCCCTGGTGGTAAGAAGCGCACTCTTGAAACGTCGTGTGGTGGCAAGGCATTCCGGGCTCGTGGGTGGAAGCCGTACATCGATCTCGTCCGTACCTTCAAGCGCAATACTCCTGGCACTTGGGTGTTGCAGCATGAGTGCCGGCACGGGCAGGACGAGAACAACTACATCCAGGGCTGGTCGCTTCCGACCTACGGGATTCGCCACTACGAGCCCCACCCTCTTTACGGTCCGATCTACATGGGTGTTGACTGGGGCACAACTAACCCGGCCTGCGTCCTCTGGTTCCAATACCTGACAGCAGAAGTGCCGGCGCTCGGGTTCGAGTACGAGCCGATCTGGTTGCAGCCTGGTGGCTATGTCCTCTTCAAGGAGATCTACGTCGCCGGCATTGACACGAACACGCTTGCCAAGCGGACGGTGGAGGTCGAGAACGGGTACCGCCACGAGTACGGTCCGCAGTGGCAAGTCAAGGGTCGCTTCTGCGATCCCCAGGGAGCCGGCGATCGGATCATCTTCCGTAACCACGGCCTCGTTTCTAGCTGGCCGATCAAGACACGCCAGAAGGAACGCTTCATCGACGTGGTGCAGAACGTCGTCATTGATGACAGGTTTGCTGTCGATGCTGATGAGTGCCCGATGTTCTGTGAAGAGGTCGAAGGTTGGCAGAAGAACCCGAGAACTGGCAAGGAACTTGACAGGTTCAACCACTCCATGTCGGCCTGGCGCTACGGTATCGCAAATGCCGAGGTGATCGAAGGCAAGCGGCGCGCGATCACAGAGAAGCGTGCCTATAACCAGAAGCAGGCAAATGGCGGAAGAGGCGAACGCGAGGTCATAGTCGCCAAACGGATGCCATCTCGCTCTCAGACAGGCGAGGTCGTCTACGGTTCGATAGCATCGCGCGGAGGAACTGAGATTCAACTAGATCCGCGCTTTGCTCTGAATGTTGGGAGAAACTGATGGCAGCCACCCCTCCAAAAGGTGTCAAGATTGAGGTCGCGGAAGTTGACCCCAAAGAAGTAGACAAGATCACCAAGTCTGTTGTCGGTACAGAACAGGCTCCGACGACAGCGCAGCAGACACCGACACAGAACCAATGGACGGCGATGCGGGATGTGCTCGGCCCGCCGTTCGACTCTGAGCGCGTCACTCTTTACCAGATGCGGCAGATGCGCAAGGACGCGATGATCTCCTTCGGGCTGCACTACATCAAGGTGCCGCTCGTCCGCGCTGACTGGCACATCGAGGCGCGTGACAAGAATGGTCCCAACGCACAGGTGGCCGCGTTCATCGATGCAGCGTTGCGCAAGATCTACGCTCGTTACGTCTTCCAGCGCACGCTCGCTCTGGACTTCGGCTTCCAGGCGATGAGCAAGCGCTTCATCATGCAGAACCCTGGTGGCGTCTACAAGGACCCGACCGAGGCCGACCAGACGAAGCAGATCAAGCCGGTGTGGGACGAGGGCTCGGTGCAGCCGATCATTTGGAAGACGCCGACGCCGCTGCGCCCCGAGCTGGTCACTCCCGTCTTCGATGACAACAGTGGTGAGTTCACTGGCATGACGTACGAGGCGCCGCAGGTGAGCAAGCCCAAGCGTGGCGCCAAGGGCAAGGGCGTCATGGAGATCGACGTGTACCACTCGCTGTGGGGCACGAACGAGAAGGACTCAGAGATGGGTTCGATCTACGGTTTCCCGCGCACCGGCCACGCTCGTGACTACTGGTGGGCCTACAAGTTCCTGTTCCAGCTCTCCAACCGTGGCTACGAGCGGATCGCCATCCCGCCCGTGCTTGCCTTCCATCCCGAGGGCAGCAGCGTTATTGACGAGACGACAGGGGAGATGCGGCCCAACTGGGAGATCGCGCTTGAGATGGCCGATCGCCTCCGCAGCAATGCTGTCGCTGCGGTGCCGTCCACGATGGCGGAGACGGGGCTCGGAGAGACTTCCAACACGCAGCGCGCCTGGGACTTCAAGTTCCTTGAGACGCCAAGCGAGGCGCTCAAGATCTTCGATGAGCGCTTCAACTACCTCAACGTCATGAAGCTGCGATCGGTGTGGGTTCCCGAGCAGGCTTTCATCGAGGGCGAGGGCGGAACCAGCTCACGCAATGTCGCCGCCCAGATGGCGGAGATCTTCGTGGAGTCGCAAGCACTGTTGATGGACGAGATTGATGACGAGATCAACAGGTACATGATCCCACAGCTCCTCGTCGTTGACTTCCCCGAGTTCGTCAACAATGGCGGCCAAGCGAACAAGGTCAGTCACGGTTTCCGCAAGGAGGACATCGATTTCTACAAGCAGATCTTGCAGCTCATCGGGCAGAGCAACGCGGAACTGCTGACCAGCCAGGTTGACATCACTGAGCTGCTGCGGCGAATGAACACCCCGCTTCGAGATGCTCGCGAGCTTGAGCGCGAGCGACAGCAGCTCGCTGCTCAGCAAGCTCTCGGTGGGCCTCCCCTTGTCACTCCCGGCCCCGGAAACGTTGGTGTCGTCGCCAATCCCCAAGTCAACCAGGGTTTCACAAACGGTGGCTCAGTGCCAGCCGGCACAGCCGCAGCCGCCGCAGGCTTCGCAGACCCCACCCCGCCGACGATCTACATCCAGCCCAACGATCACATCGAGTTTCTGCTAGCAGACGCCGAGGAGTTCATCACTGGACTTCCGACCAGTAAGCACTACTCCGACAAGACATTGCGCTCGCTGGCCTTGCAGCTACGGCGTGTGTGGGAGGCTCACTTCCGCCGCCTGTACCCAGAGTTCGGCCGCTACGTCGCCGGTGTTGACAAGCTTGAGCTGGCCGACGACGAGAAGAAGATTCGCATCACCAAGAAGACGGCTCAGAGCGCTGCCGCCAAGCTGATGAAGGGCTGGGCTGTCGGCAGCGAGGAGCTTGACAAGCTCTCCAAGCGTTCGCGCGAGCTGATCGACAAGATCGTTGCCAGAGCGACGAAGCTCGATCAGCAGAGGACGCGCATCGAGGCTGATCTTGACGAGGACCGCCGCGACACCTTCCTCAACGAGCAGGTGGGCCGGCTGCTGCGCCTCACTGACCAGACGTTCAAGGGAGAAATGAGGGATTTCCTTGTCCACGAGATCCAAGAAGGAAACGGACCCAAGGAGATTGGCGACAACATCGTTGCGCACTTCGAGGGCTTTCCGTCAACTCGGGCGGATCGTATCGCAAGGTCTGAAACTCGCGATGCAGTCAATGCGGCGACTCTTCTGTCTGGTGAGGCAGCAGGTATCCGCTATGTGCGAGCGACTGACGGCGAAGACTTCGATGAGGAATGCAAGGATCGCAATGGCCGTCTCTTCACTGTCCGCGAAGCCTGGAAGGAACTCCGCAAGGAGCACCCGAATGGGACGCTCGGCTTCGATCTCATACCACGGGCCAACTTTTCTATCGAGTACGTGAGGGAGATGCCGGGAGAAGCGCCCGAGGACAGCATTGGCTACTTCGATCAGGAGTCGGAGACGGCCTTCATCATCTTCAACAGCGATGGCACCGACGAGTACCTGATGCAGTTGGGTGACTGGCTGGTCAAGCAGAACGGGCATGCCCATGCGAGCGCGCAGAACTGAGAACTCGACAAGAGTGTTCCGTCTCCCTGGCGGGAACGAGGACAACGACCTGTGGGTCTACGATGTCCA